CACAATGAAGCGTTTAATCAATGGGAAAAAATCGAAGAAGTGTTGCTTCTTGAAGAAGAACAAAGGGAAAAAGCAGAAGCAAAAGCCCGCTTTGAAAGGCAAGAAAAACAATTAATTGCTCAACACAAGTGGTTTAAGGAAAATTATGATTCTATTTCTGTAAGAGAAGATATGAAAAAAGCAGTTTTGATGTCGTTTCATCTTATGTTTGAAGCAATAAAGGATGGAAACTATGATATGGTTAGCACATATAAAACTGCTATTCGTTCAATGACTGTTGGTTCTAATTTAAGCGTGATTGGTTATCTTAAAGATGGAAGGAGAGTAATTACACCATTTAATAGTTGTTGGAATCATAATCATAGCGATGATGTTAAGTTTGATTCTAACGCAGAATACGATTGGAGGGATGAAGAAGAATGAATCTCAATAAACTGTTTTTAATTACAACAAATGATAAAAAGTTTGATGCGTGGGCTAAAGAAACAAAGAAGCGATTGGTGAAGAATCCTTTGGCTTTTGAGCATTTTAATTTAGCATATGCTGATGTAGCGAGAGGTAATTATTTAGCAAGAGCAACCTTTGTTTGTTATTGGCAAATAAATGCTAGTGATGATTTAGCAAGATTAGCACCTGCTATTACCCAAGCATCATTTATTCATATGATGCACCGATTTGTTGAACAAGGCAAAGAAGAAGAAATAATGATTTGCCAAAACCTATCCTCAAACTTTTTGAGGCTATTACAAGTATTAAGTATAAATAAAGGAGAGAATGAAAATGACATGGAGAATAATGGCGAGAATGCTGGAAGCGACAGACCAAATGATACCGACTCAACAGATAGCGAAAATATCGAGTAGTTTGGATAACTTTGAGAGTAAAGGATTAGTATTATCTATTTTAGATAAAGACAGTTTAGAAGCCAATAATCTAGGATTAGCGAAGGCTAAGAAGTGGATGGCTAAAATCTTTGATGTCTTTGAAGATGAAATAGATGGACTAATGGCGGCTCATGGTGATTTAGGAGAAGCAATTTATCATCTTGATGTTTCAGCAGAAACTGAAATTGATGCAGGTATATTATCTGTAAAAAGAGCATTAGAATCTGATTGTGGTAAATTAGACTCAAATGCTTTTAGAGTGGTTGAAACTCTTATGGAGAATATGTCAGCCAATGAAAGAAGATGGTTTGTTCGATATTTGTTGAGAACACCACGAAACGGTATTAATCAAGGAACAGTCGCTAAGATTATGTCTAAGCACTATAATAAGAAGCAAGCAATAGTAAAGAAACATTTGAATTTTAATGATGTTCAGACTACTTGTTCCTATTATGATACGGGAGAAGAACCTCCATGTAATTTAACATACGGAAAGTTTGTGTCGCCCATGCTCGCTAAGGAAATACCGATGAATAAGTGGCCGAAGGACTTTGTTGTTGATTACAAATATGATGGAAACCGATACCAAATCCATATTGACGGTGACAAAACTATGATTTTCAACCGAAAGGGAAAGATAGTAACTCATCAATTCCCCGATGTTGTTGAAACCGTTCAAGGCTATGGTGTAAAGAATGCTATTTTAGATGGTGAAATCTATCCTATCTTAGAAAATGGCGCACCTGCGCCTCATAAACAAATGGGTACAAGGGTTCATTCAAAGAATATTCAAGAGGCTATGGAAAGAGTCAAGGTAAAATGGGTCATTTTTGATTGTCTTTTGCTAAATGATGAAACAATAATGGACATTTCTTATCGTGAAAGACTTGAGAAGATGAAAGATTTGCCGAATCAAGCGCACAGAATTACAGAAGGAGATATTATGGCCTTTTACCATGAGGCAATCAACGAAGGCTTTGAAGGAATCATCGTTAAAGATGCAACCGTTCCTTATGATGCTGGCAAAAGAAGCAAATCTTGGGCTAAATACAAACCTCCGCAGATAAACCTTGATGTTGTTATCCTCTCCGCTAAATACGGAGAAGGTAAAAGAGCAAGCGTTTTCGGCACTTATGAGTTAGGAGTGAAGGCTAATAATGATTGGGGCTATCATTCAGTTGGTTGGTGTGGCTCAGGTTTTAGTGACGAAGATTTAATTGTATTAACTAATACACTAAGAAGAAATGTTGAGAAATTTAACAATGGGCAATTCTTTGTTTCACCTGTTATTGTTTTAGAAGTAAAAGCCGATTTAGTTTCAAGAGATGAAAAGGGCAATTTAGGTTTAAGGTTCCCTAGATGTGTCCGTATTCGTGACGATAAGTTCGTTGCAGACATTAATACCTTAGAAGATGTGGAGAGATTAGAATGAAAGAAGATGCAAAATGGAACACTAAATACATAACGAAATCTGCTGGAAGAGTATATAAAATTAAGGATTTAAGTCTTAAACAGACAAATTCATGTATTGCTGATGCTCATGCAAAAATTAGAGTGGCTCATATTAACCTAAAAGGACTTTATGAAAGAAGGGCTGTTCTTTTAGGAGAGCCTATTGAGAAAGGTAAAGCAGAAAGAAAAATCAAAAATACTCTGAGAATCAAAGAGGAAAAATATTCAAATGATGCAAAAAGAATGCAAGGTGTTATTGCATTGGCTTTGAAGCATTTATCGGATAAATCATCCTATGAGTTAGTTGCGGCAATTTTAGAACAAGCGAGGCAGTTACATGATTAATCAAGGAGAAATGACAATCATTGATACAATTACTTATAGATGTATCAAAATAGACGAAGAGGGATATGCTCATCTAAAGAATGTAATACACGACCAAGGGCGACCTAAAAAGGTATTGCAGAAGTATTGTCCGTATATTGCTGATGGCAAACTAATTGTTCCAGAAAAACCTAAACCAGAACCAATGCCAAGAGTAACTAAAGTAAATGTAACTAAGATTGTGAAAGAAAATACAGATTTAGTCGTTTCTAATGAAGCAAAGTATTTCTTGGCTGAATGGGTCGAAACCGCAGTTAGTAACTTAATTACGAATGCAGAGCAAAATGCTATAAAGAAGGGTGACAGTCGCATAACCGCAGGTCACATATTTTGGTTAGAAACAAATAATTTACCTAATGGTTATTGGAAAGAAAACCGTGAATATATGCAGGATTGAGATTCATGTTCAATGATGAGCAGATTCAAGAATGGATTGAAAATCATGGAGAAGCGACAAGTTTCACATTTATTATCTATGGTGAACCCAATGATGAAGAATTAGACATTATCATCAAAGGACTAATAATCTTTTTACAACTACCAGAAGATTATTTAGGTAAAGTAGCAATTTTTAATGACCCTATCATAGAAGAACAAGCAATTGCTTGGGATGTTTATAGAGGAACAAGTTTATGTTTTGTTTTTGCAGGTGACTTCAAAAAGAAAGAGGACATCGTTAAAAAATTAGTATTAGACGGCTTAGATTATTTGAGATATAAATGTGAATATTTAGGAATGTATAGTAGTGAGTCATATGTTTAATAAAGATATGTTAATAGGTATATTACTTTCTTCAACAAAAATGCAATTAACTGTAAGAAGAGAACCTTTAGCATCTATCGGATATACTACCAAACTTGCGCTTCTTATTAGAGGCGATATGGAGTTTATTCAAGCAGTTAGAAGGTCATTGATGCAACACCAAATTACTTGTGTTGTATCGCATGAAGAGAGTAAAGCAAGACCAAGACCTATTCTTAGAATAGGCGGAATAAAGAATCTGATTAAGATAGTATCTTTAGTACCACCATTACCTGACTTCAAAGGAGAATGGAAAGTATTTAGAGAAATTGTCGAATTAATGAATACCGGCGGTCATAGAACGGCTGAAGGATTAGAAAGAATATTAGAAATCAAAGGGGTGATTTAGTGGGCCTAACCAATATGAGTAATATAAGAACAATACTAATAACAGGCAAAATAGGAACAGGGAAATCAACTAAAGCAAAAACATTTGTTGAGAATCCTATTGTTCTATACGCTAATGACATTGACTTCGATGTGGGTGCTTTTCCGGTGGAGAACGGAATCATCATCGAAGATGTTCACTATAAACCTGATAAAAGCGCAATACTAGATATTATTAGAAAGTATAAGGGACAGGTAGTGCTTACTTCTATAAATCAAAAAAGTGTTCCTAAAGAAATTTTTTCTATGTGTAAAGTAAAAAGAGCAGGTTCAAATAATTATCTGAAAGAACAGATAAAAGAATTAGCCCCTCATTCTGTTTCTCCCGTAACTTGGGAGAGAGATACTTATTCATTAGTATATGATTATCTAAAAGAAACAGATAGAGAGTTGGTTCGTAATCTTCTTCTTTTTAATAAGCCATCAGATACACAAATAATTAGTTGGTTAGCAGAGAATATGCACCCTAATAGATTAATATTTGTTGATGGAGTAGTAAAGAGAAGATGGAGTCAAAGATACTTTTATGAGATGTTAGCCTATGCTCACGAAGGTAATTTAGTTGGCAGATTGAATATGCCAACAAGAAGAAAGTATTCAAAAGTACCTTCTTTATCCCGAAGGCTGAAAGTAAAAAATCCTGATGTACTAAAACAGTTATTGATGGATGAAGATTTCAAGGAATGGGCAAAGAAGAAACTAAACAATGCAGAATGCAGAATACTAAAGATAGGCGAAAAGAGAAGAAGAAAGAAAACAACACCGATTGAAGTAAATCAATCTTCGTTGGAGGACTTTATATGAGAAATAAAAGATTAATAGATAAGATGAAAATAGTGCTAGGCAATGAAGAACTTAGTAGTGATGAAATTATTCACAGACTTAAAGAAGATGGATATAATAGAAGAGGCCGTAGTTTTACGAAACTACAAGTTTCAGTAATTCTTTCAAAGAATAAAAACTTTGAAAGAGTTAATTGTAAAGGCGAATTAGCAGTATGGAGGAATAGAAATGAAAATACAGAAGAGAGCAAGCAATCACCCGAATAAGGTATTTTGGTACTGTAAAGTCTGTAAAGCAAGAAGAGAGGAATGGAAAAGCAGAAAGAAGTATTCAGTATATCCTTTCTGCTCACCTAATTGTAAAACCAAATTTCACAGAAAACACGCCTTTACACATGAAGGATATAAAAGATACTTTACTAAGGAGAGATTCAAGATTTGGTTGCATAATCAAATAAGTGTTTTTACTCCCCAATTTACAAGTATTAGGGAAGACCATTCTTTTAGAAAGTTAGTTAGAGAAGAAATGTGGCCTATGAGATGGGACTTAACATTAAACGATGCGATACTCTTTATTGCTTTTATGTTACATGAACATGGTATTGTTTATGTTAAAGATAAAGAACTATATACAGCCGTATATGGGGCTTTTACTGCCTCTTCACTAATGCAAACCTTTGAACATGATACTTCGTTGGAGTATTTAGATGAAGCAAGACAATTATTGGGGGAATAATAATGTTATGGACAGAAAAATACAGACCGAATAGAATAACAGAAATAGCCGGACACAATCATTTTGTAATGGATGCTAAAGGATGGATTGAAGAAAGAAACATGCCAAATCTTCTTTTGTTTGGAAATCCCGGAAATGGGAAAACAACAGCAGGAATTGTTATTGGTAAAGAAATACTTGGTGATTCATTCAAAGACAATTTTGTTGAAGTAAATGCTTCTGATGATAGAAGGCTAGAGAATGTTAGAACCACTATTAAACAAATAGCACAAAGCGGAACAATGGGCGGTGCGCCATTTAGAATAGTATTACTTGACGAAATGGATGGTATGACTAATGATGCTCAAAACGCACTAAAGCGTATTATGGAGAGATACGCAAGTAATGTAAGATTTATTATTACTTGTAACGATAGAAACAAGATTATCTTTGCACTTCAAAGTCGTTGTGCAAACTATCATTTCAAGCCTTTAACTGAATCAGCGTTACATGATGTAATAACATCAATTCTCCATCAAGAAGAAATAACTCGATTTAGCGAAGATGAAATAGGGTCTTTTATATACTCTATGAACGGTGATATGCGTAGGGCGATTACCGAATTACAAGCGGCTAAAGCAAGTAATTCAACCCTATCTAAGCAAATAGCGATTGGTTTAACTGACTATAACAAATTATTAATGTTGATTATCAATAAAAATTCTAATGCACTTGACAGTATTCATAACCTTTTGCACGATGGTAAGACTATTAGAGAAATCTGTATCGGATTGCATGATGCTGTAATTAATTCAGAAGGATTAGACAATAACATTAAATTCAAATTTTTAAGAACAATAGGAGAAAGCGAATGGCGTTCCAATACAATGACACCAAAACTATTAGCCTCTTGGTTAATAGGACAGTTATTGTAGGAAAAAAACAAAAAGAAAAAAGTAGGTGAAAACTATGGATGAAAATATGAAAAACGAAATAACAAAAGGTGCTGAAGTTATCGGCTTGAGCGCAGAAGAAGGTATGGCTAAGTTTGAAGAGATTTGCTCGGAAAACAGCATAGAAACTTCAAACCCTATTGCTAAGGGTCTTTGGAGAAACTATGTGGCTAATACAAGAAGAACACAAAGTAATGACAATAATGGAGAGGGAAAAAGCGATGATTCCTTTTACAAGTCTGCTTTCGGTTTCTTCGTTGCTTTGGATGCACCAAGAGATATGATGGCATATAACAGAATGAAAGCAAAAGAAGAGTTTATGCGTGATGCTGACAATGCTCTTGAACAGGGTATTGTTGCAGTAGCAAATCAAAACGCTTTAGGTAAATGGGTAGTTTCCCGTTATCATAATGGTGAATACGATGAAAAGACTTTGACAACATTACCTTCGGGTACAGAGGAAACTGAAGATGGAAGATTCTTTATTCCTTTAGATAATACCCCTGTGTATATGAATGGCGGTCAAAACAATAACTATGGAAAACCTCTTCCACCTGAACAAATGAGAAGAACAGGTATATTCTTTGGTTCTTTAGGAACCGGAGAAATGCAACCTTATTACTTCTCATACAAGAATCAAGGTGGAGTTGATTTTGCACCAAACACTTTTGAATGGTGTCATTTCCTCTGTGTATTGGGTTCAAACGGTACAGACATTTATGGTGCTAAAATGATGACTTCGGATAGTCTTACTCTCAATTCTGATATTGATACAGAGCATGACTTATACCGTGATATGTCTAACTTTGACTTTGAAGATTGTCTAAGGAACCATTTCAGCAGTAATCTAGTACCATTGGTTGCTATGGATAAAGCACATATTGAAAGACAAGCACTTCCTTCTAAGGAAAGATTTGTCATTACAGACGGTACAGTTTGTAATATGAATATGACTCCAACTAAGAACGGTAATCGTATTATCAATCTAACTGATTTGAATGCAGAGATGAATTATGATAATGACGGTATTACTACCTGTTGGATTCCAAGTCATTTAACTCTTGACTTTGGAATTGGTTCATCAGTAATTGTTGTTGGCCGTACAAGCCAAAGAACAACAGATGAAGGCGTTGAACCTGTTACTATCAATGTAACGGGTCTTTACTGTGTAATTAAGCATGGTTCAGCAGTTGAAGTATCTCAACCAATGGAGGAAGATTTCGATTGGTTTTGAAGTGAAACTCCGGTTTAATCTCCCCTAGAAATGTCGTGCGGTTTTGCCCGAAATCGCGTTGATAGTGGGGTATGATGTGTTGGCGACATTACAGAATTCATGTTGAGATTAAGACATAGGCAAGGTAAATGTGACTTGTGGGGAAATTGACATTCAAATGGGTGCGAAGCCTATATCCTTTATGGAGAGATAAAAATGGAATTATATAGAAATGGAATAAGAACAGATAGAGCGTTGATACTTTTTATCAATATACAACATATTTCTTGGAATAAAACAAACAAGGATGAGTATGAAGTTAAAATTTATTCAAGCGCAAGCGCACAACCAATTATGCAACGAATGGCAGGAATTGATTTAGAATCATTTCTTGAACAATATAAGTATATTATGGGGGTAACAAAATATGAATGATATAAAGAAAAATAGATATTTAGTAAAAAAGAATGGTTATATGGTTGATATGGTTAATGTTGATTTTATAACTTGGAAAGAAAATGAAAACGAAGAAGATAATTATTGGGTCAAACTACATATTGGAAACAAAGAAGCAAGATATGTATGTTGTCTTTTTGAATTACAAGAATTAATAAGTTGCTGGACTAACATGAGAGGCTCTCGTTTAGACTTGGCGGCAAACGAAATAAGTGGTGAATAAAAATGGGTTTAACAAGTAATACAGGTAATACCGCAGTAGCGAATGATATGCAGAATAACGCAAGAGTAACAGCATTTCAGGATAAACTAAAGAAACAAACAGAACAAAGACTTTCAAGGAATAATAAACTTGTTTGTGGGATTTGGGGAGAACCAAAGACTGTTAAAAGTGGTCTTGCTCTCGATTTCCCCGAAAAGCAGATTTATGTTTTAGATTGGGATGATGGTTGTGAACCAACATGGCGACAAAATCACGAAATGACTGATAGAATTACACTATGGAATCCTGAAATTAGGAATGCTAATGGTGAATTAGACATTCAAAAGTCTGAAGCCAATTCAGAAGATTTTGTCTTGTTTGTAAAGTCTAAGATTGAAGAAGGCGAAGATGTCCTCTTTGTCTTTGATGGAATAGATAAGTGGTTAGATTGTTGCACTTTGCATGTAACAGGTTCTTCTAAGATTGGAAAGCCACAAAAGATGAAGTTTGAATGGGGCAAGAGAAATGCACCGTTTTATTCTCTTTTGATGATGTGTAAGAATCTAAACTGCGACCAAATCTATATTACTCATGCTAAGGCTGATTATGGTGCAACAGGTGAAGTAATTGGTTCTAAACCAAATTGGCACAATTGGGGTGATTATCTGTATCAAATTATCAATACTCGAAGAACACGCAAGAAGAATGATGTTGTGTATAAGTCTGAGTTACTAAGTAGCAAGACTAATACAGAATTAGTCGGAAAGACTTGGGAAACATTAACCGTTGGTAATGGTAATGTGACTTGGAACGGCATTAAAGAATTGCGTGAGGGATTGATTTGAGATTTACAGTTGATTGCGATTCACTAAGTAAAGCATTAGATAGCGTACAAGTGAAAGGAAAGGGTAGCACCAATAATGGATTTGGCAACACTAATTTTGGTTCCTTTGCTGATATAGTTGTAAATGGTAATACTCTTAGTATTTGGAATGCTAATCCCACTTTTTGTGCAAAAGTGGATATTCAATTAGAAGGAGAAACAATGAATGGAACAGTTTGTGTTGATAGCAAACTGATTATTCCTTATTTGAAATCCTTTGGTGATACAGTAAATGTTCATGTTGGAGATTTTATTGCACTAAACAGTGGTAATAAAAAGGCATCAGTGCCTAAAATAGTGAGGCATCCAAACGAAGATTCTTTGAATAGACTAAAAAATATGTTAAGTCATATAGTCTATGAAATTCAACCGCAGACATTATTTACATTCGGTAATGCTAATTTTGAAGGGGCATTCGCTCTAACTCAAAAGCAATTAAAGGATGCGATTAAAAACTGCGAGTTGGTTAAAAGCGGAGTATATAAGTTTGATTTCAACAATAATGTTCTAACAGTTTCCTCAAGAGAAAGTGTGATGAATAAGTTTGAAGAAACAATTACTCCGGTTTTTCCTATGGGAGAACCAGCAACAGTTGAATTTAGTAGTGCAGTATATTCATTCTTTGAATCAGACCAAATGGTGAATATATACATGAGAGATGAGTTTCCGCTATTGATGGTGTCTAGCGATAGAATACTGTTAAAAGCACCAACAATAAATGGGTGAAATAATGATAATAAATAAAATGAAAGACGGTAAAACCATTTACAGAGCATGGAGAGAAAACGGTGAAAGAAAGTATGAGATGATAGATTTCAAACCATACTTTTACATTAAGTCTGAAGAAAACAGACCGCCTAAGTATCGAGCAAGTAAATACATTACAAGAGATTTTGAATATGAAGATGGCGATTGGGTTAATCTAAACAATGAGCCTTTAACTAAGGTTTATGTTGATTCTGCCAATGATATTAGAGAAGCAAAGAAATTGTTTTCTAAGACTTATGAAGCAGATGTTCCTTTGCATTTTAGATACTGTGTTGATGAATTACATGAAATGCCCGAATATAAACTGCGAAAGTGGTATTGGGATATGGAATGGCAACAAGGTGGAGAATATCACGATTGTATTACAACTATTGTAGCGTATGATAATTACGATGAAGAATATTATCAATGGGTATGGTTTCCCAATTCAACATTTCATGAAACTAAAAACAAATATACTTTTGGTTCTGAAAAAGATATGATTGAACACTTTATGACTACAATGATTGTAAAAGACCCTGATATGTTAATTGCTTGGTTCGGTAACTTTGCGGATATTCCTAAGTTATTAGAACGGGCTTGTGCAGTTGGATTAAACCCCTGTATAATGTCACCTGTTGGGTCAATTAAAGGCATTAGAAAGGGCAAGGACGGCTATACTTTCGCTTATGGTGAAAACGGATTCTCGCCCATAGAACAGCCCATAGGAGGCCGCATAACCCTCAATTTAGACCTTGCTTTTGAGCGACAATGGAACGATTCTCAAAGGGGTACGCTACCATCTTTGAGTCTTGATTATATCGGAGAAATGGTTCTTAATAAAAAGAAATTAGTATCAGAGAAGTTTTCAGATACAAATGAATTTTATAGAAAGGCTTGGTTAGAAGATACAGAAACATATCTTGAGTATGCTCTAAGAGATGTTGAATTGCTTGTTGAGTTAGATGAAAAGAATTTTTGTAGTGAAGCAATTTTATCTTTACAAAGACTATTGAAAGCACCATTTGATGCTTGTTTCTATGCAAGTCATATGGGTTCAATTTACTTTATGAGAAATGCTTGGTGGAAAGCACCAACAGGAGAAAAGGTTGAGAATAGACAAGAATATGAAGGGGCCATGATTTATGACCCATTAAGCGAAGAAACAAACGGATTGCATCTTAATGTAGCCGCTTTTGATTTTGCTGGTCTATACCCTAGTATGATGATTGCACGAAATATCTCATTTGAAACTAAATCAAAAGAACCAACAGAGTTTGGAGTTAATATCCTAACTCCGAGAGATTTCAGTGAAGTTAAAGATGTAAAGATGTTGTATTACAAGACAGATGAACTCGGCTTATTGCCAAAAGCGGTACTTGAACTCAAAGAGTTGCGAAATGAATATAAGCGACTTATGAGAGAAGCAAGAGAATCTGACAATGGGGAATATGCAAAGTGGTATAATAATCAAATGGCAGTAAAGCGATTAATGGCGTCTTTTTACGGCATTGTTGCTTTTCAAGGATTTGGTTGGGCTGATGTTGATTTAGCCGCTTCTATTACTGCAAGTGCAAGAGAAGCGATTAGATTAGCGGCATTTAAGGCAAAGGAGATGAAAATATGAAATGCGTGACATGCAAAGAAGGACAAATGGTTATGTCTAAATACAAAAAGACTAACTATAAATATAGTAATGCGAATAAAGAATATGCAGTATTAATCTGCAATAAATGTGGACATAGGGAGGTATTCGGATGAATACAAATATGCGAAGATGGATTAGAGAAGCAATAACAGAAATGGATGGCGAATTTACAGCAAAAACAATACGACAGAAAATAGTGGAAAAAAGAGGAACAAGCCCGTATATCGGTAATAACACCGCAATAGGTTGGTTTCTAAATAAACACTGTACTGATGTAGTACAGATTTGTAAAGGCCATTCCTCTAAAACATATAGGAGGACTACAAATGATGACTAAATATGTAACAGTCAAGGTATCTTATGATACTGAAGAAACTTGGGAAACTACTTTACAAGAAGTAAAGGAGTTATTTCAAATGATGAATAACTTAAAGCGTCATGCTATCATT